CCCATTGAACTGTGTCTTTGTTAAGAATCCATGCTTTATGAAGTTTAATAGGGATAAATGCGTCAAGATCGGGATCGTATTTACTTCCTGGACCAGCGTAGTTTTTACGAATGGTTTTGTTATATGATGTTTGGATCCACGTTCCGCCAAGTCCTACAATATTGGCTAGATATTCTTGACCCATGTGCTCATATTCATCGGGCACAACAAGCACTCGACCAACAATTCCGCTGTCGTCAATTTCTGCAAAGTGCGCCATTAGTTGCCTCCTTGCGATTTGGTCCAACGAAGAATAACAATGCCGCTGCCGCCTGATCCGCCGCTATAGCTTGCTGAGTAGCTGGTAGATCCACTGCCACCACCACCACCACCTGAGTTTACAGAACCAGTTCCTGGCGGATGGTTATATCCAGCGCCATACCCGCCGCTAATTCCAGCGCCAGAATCTGAGCCGTTGTTGCATCCGCCGCCGCCACCCCCTGAAAAATAATACGTACCGCCAGAATTGACTCCGGCACCAGTTGTTGCGCCACCAGAAATTGCGTAGCTATTTGCTGCGCCGCCTGATCCTCCCGAACTTTGACTTGGAGAATTACCGCCATTTCCACCGGCGCCACCACCACCGCCGATGGGGTAATTCGGAGCACCATTTCCACCAGCGTTTCCGCCGTTATTTCCTTGACCAGAAATTGAATAACGCGTATCTGTTCCGCCTTGGCCGCCACCGGATGATCCTCCACGGCACACCGCAGCGGTCATGGCCGAAGATCCGCCGCCGCCGCCGACAGCTATACCTATCGCACCAAAGCTTGTTCCGGTTCCTGGAGTATCCGCTGCGCCTCCGGCGCCAATAGTCACAATATAAGTTCCTGTTTTAATTGTTTGACCGGTTAATGCCAAAGCTCCGCCAGCGCCAGCGCCTCCGCCAATACCACTTTGTCCACCACCACCGCCGGCAACCGAAAGCACGTCCGCAGTAAAGGTTTTTGAAGTAGGACCAGAAACAGTGCATATTCCCGTGGAAGTAAAAACCATATAATAATAAGTAGCATCTGAATAAAGAGTTCCGCCAGAGACTTTAAATGCTCCGGTTGTATCAACAGCGTTGTTTCTCTTAACTGCAACTAAATTTGATGTTGAAAAGCTATTAACTCCCATGAAATATTCCTTTACCCTAAAGTAATTGGCAAATATTTTGCGCCGGTCGATCCGCCAGATCCGTTAGCGGCAAGAATTGAATTTGATAAAACCACTGGTTGCCAGCCAGTTGAAGCACTTATAGAAGGACCGCTCAACGAGCTCCATGTAATGCCATCATAAGATGTTGCAGAACCACCGGTTCCTACCGCAACATAAACACCATTGGCGTAAGCAACTCCAACCCATACTTGAGATGCGGGAAGTGTGCCCGCAGTCCAGTTAATGGCATCCGTTGAGTAATAATACGTTGTTGTTGAAGCTGTTGAGCTATGGAAAAAGAATTTACCATTTGCAAAAGATGCAAAGCCCAAAGATGCCGAAGATGGACATGTTCTAGATGTCCAAGTTGAACCGTTTGTAGACGTCCAATAACTGGTTGAACTGTTTGCTTCAACCATCATAAATATTCCGTTACCAAACGTAAAGCGAGGATCAGAAGTGCTCGCGCCGGAGGCCGCCGTCCAGGCTTTGCCGTCACTTGAATACGACGGAGTTCCGCCTCTGCCGCCAAGAACGTAAACACTGTTTCCGTAAGCAATTCCGGCAACACTTGCTGGAGTTGTTCCGCTTAATGATCCAGACAACCATGTTGTTCCATCAACGGATTGCGTCCAAGTAGTATTTGCGTAATCTACAGCGGCAAATTGTGAACCAGTCCAGCAAACCGAAAGCGCGCCAAGGGGTTTTGTGGGAATAGTTGTCCATGTAATTCCATCGGCGGTGTACCACCAAACGCTATCGCTATATGAACAACCAACCGCGCGTGTTGTGCCATTGCTAACTATTTGACGCACGTCCGCCGATGATGGGAAACTGTAAGCTCCCCAAGTACCGACTTTGCCTACGCTTGGGCTCCACATTTTTTTATACTTTGGCAAACGCTGTGCTAAAGAAGATGTCTTAAATACACTGATTGCCATTATATATACCGCCCTAATTAAGAAAGTTCTGAACCGAATGCTGCAAATGACATATTAGCTGAAGACGCATATACAGTAATGACGTCAGTATTAGCTAAAGTAATGCCTAGTGTTAAAGCGGTTGTATCATTGGCCGCAATAGCAACGTTATAGGCAATGTAGTGCTGATTAGCAAGCGTTGCACCAGCTGGACGAACTGCTATTTGATATGTTCCCGCTGTAGCTGCCTGGTTGCAAATTGTAATTGTTGAAATTATAGCGCCGTTGGTTGCACCGCAGGTATAAAGCGAAGTAGCGGTCGTTGCAGAAGGATTTGATTGCGCTAAAACCTTGTAAGTTGTTGCCATTATTTATGCTCCCATTAACATGAATATGCTTGGATTTGGATCGGTGGTGATTGTTGCCCACGAAGCGGTAGATCCGTTTGTGGTCAGGTATTTACCTGAATTTCCGGTTTGTGTCGGTAGAGCATTTACTGTTCCCCAACTTAATGTCGAGCCATTTGTTGTCAAATATGTGCCCGAATTGCCCGCTTGTGAAGGAAGCGGCACGTAAGCGTATGCCAAACTAGTCCACGCCGTAGAACCGTCTCCAACCTTAAAATATTTTGTATCAGTCTCATAGCCAATTTCGCCAGCAGCTAGGGTTGGATTGTTAGATGTCCAGTTAGCGGCGGTATCGCGGCGTTGTTGAAGACGTGTTGTCATGTGTTTTCTCCTAGTTTAGAAGCTGACCGTTGAAGCGCCAGCGTCGATTGTATAAGTCCATGACGCCGTTGTGCTACCACTAGCACTCGCGTCGTAAATAATGTCTACATTCGGAACGGATGCTCCACCGTCGACGTAATTGACGATGAATGTTGCGCCTGATGCACCAGTGGGTCCTGTTGGGCCAGTAGCTCCCGCCGTTCCAGTCGCACCAGTCGGTCCAGTGGGACCAGTAACCGTTGAAGCTGCGCCCGTTGGACCAGTGGGTCCCGTCGGTCCGGTGACGGTTGAGGCTGCGCCTGTGGCACCAGTGGGGCCAGTGGCACCAGTTGGACCAGTAACCGTTGAAGCGGCGCCTGTTGGACCAGTCGGACCAGTAGCACCAACAAGACCAGCGACGGCGAAATTCCAGATTGCCAGCGTTCCCGACCCGCCGATGGTGTCGACATTGAGAACCAAGGTCGTTGTGTTGATGGAAGTGATGACGCCTTCCATGTAATTCGTTGGCGATACTGGATAAATGGCGCGGATTCGCTGACCGACGATATAAGCGCCTTGATATGAGCCAGCAAGCGTGAAGGTCTGAGATCCAGTTGCAATCGTGACCGAAGTGAGAGAAGCGACGCCAGAATATCCAGCGCCAGTTGGTCCTGTTGGTCCGGTGACGGTTGAAGCTGCGCCTGTCGGTCCAGTTGGGCCAGTTGGTCCGGTAACCGTTGAAGCTGAACCCGTCGCACCCGTCGGACCCGTCGGGCCAGTGACAGTCGAAGCCGCACCAGTCGCACCCGTCGGTCCAGTCGCACCCGTCGGTCCAGTCGCACCCGTCGGTCCAGTGACAGTTGAAGCTGCACCCGCTGGGCCAGTCGGTCCCGTTGCACCAATCGCACCCGCTGGGCCAGTTGGTCCGGTAACAGTTGAAGCTGCGCCCGTTGGTCCAGTTGGGCCAGTGGCACCGATAGCACCGACAGCACCATCGAGGTTAACTGTCCATGATATGAATGTGCCAGTGCCGACGGTCTTAGTGACAGTCAGAACAAGTGCGCCAGTTGCCGAGTTATAGCTGACAACGTCACCGATGAAATATGCCGATGTCGTATTAGCAACGATGACGGACTGTTGCACGGAGTATTGAAGGCCTGTGCCAATAGTGATGGTCTGTGATCCGCTGACTGGAAGTGTGACCGATGTTGTCGATGAGGTTTGATACTTATCGCCAATCGGACCCGTGGGACCAGTTGGACCAGTCGCACCCGTTGGGCCAGTCGAACCAGCCGAACCGTTAGCGCCAGCAGGACCAGTGGGTCCAGTCGCACCAACAGCACCAGCGGGGCCAGTGGCACCCGTCGGACCCGTTACTGTAGAAGCTGCGCCTGTGGCACCCGTTGGCCCGGTCGCTCCCGTCGGTCCGGTCGCACCCGTCGGCCCCGTTACTGTTGAGGCGGCTCCTGTTGGTCCCGTCGCACCCGTCGGCCCCGTAACCGTTGAGGCTGCGCCAGTGGGACCCGTGGGACCAGTCGGCCCAGTCGTGAGGGAAATCGTAGATATTGTGCTGTCAACAGCGTCAAGACGTGCTCTAACCGATGCCTTGGAACCTTTCGGATTCGTTCCGAGTTCCGTTTCAATCGCATGGATTGAGTCATTCGCATTAGCGTGCTCCGTTGCGTGGGGAACGGTAGACGAATCGAGAGTATCCGTTGCCTGTGGGTTGACGAATGTGTCAATTCCGTTGGGATACTGTGTCGTCACGGTTTCTCCTTAATTGTTGGGGGATTAGATCAACGTCAGGGGGAAACGCTGATCTAATCCTTTACTTCTCGGGGTTGAGCGCCTGTTCGCGAAATGGTAAGTGGTGGCGGTTATCGAGCCAAAAATCTTTTTTGTGGGCCAAGATTGCGCCAGTATTGCAGTGCAGTGGAATTCCTAACGATGCAAGGCGCTTGGAGAATAGTAAATCCTCGCCGAACCATTGACCGTTGATAGCTCCATCGACGAACCATGCCCAATCCTTGCCTTGATGGGCTGTCGTTTCTTCTTGCAATTTCAGCAACACGCTTCGGTGAATCAGTAGGCAACCAGTACCCGATGCGTCAATTTTGATGACTGAATCCTCGGGATAATCGTCAAGCGGGACCAATCCACGACCTTCGATTTCGTTGTAGATGGTCGGTATCGGACGAAGATGGTCATCGTCATTGAAGAATGCGGCGAAGACAAGAGCTGAGACAACTGGACGCTCCTTGTCGTGAGCGGTGTCAATCAGCTTGTCGAAGTTGGGAACCGTGAGGCGCTCATCTGCGTCCATCATGAGAAGCCACGGCGCGTCAGTCTGCGCGAGGTAATTCTTGACAAGGATGTTGCGAGAGCGGGCGATAAGTCCTGAATTCGAGACTTGGACGAATGCGTCAAAACGCTCGGGGCGTTGGCGTGCGATATGGATTAAGTCGATGACAAGTTGTGCGTTGATTTTGCCATCGTTAATCATTCCGATGCAGACTTTGTCCTTGGACTTCATCGGGTTTCCGCCATTGGTGTGACCGCTGCGGTTTCGCGGTATTGGCCTTCTAGCTCGGAAATAAGATCATCGAGCTTGGAAATGCCATCGTTCTGAACAATTTCTCGGGCTGATTTCAAGCCTTCTAAAAAAATGGATTTCATATTTCCCCCAGTAAGTGTGTCGGTGCGCCGACTCTACCCGAAGGCAGAGCCAGCGCCACGACTCTAGCTATTAGTAGCCAGAAGGTGCAACAGCACCGGTTCCGGTGACGGCTGTGACAGCCTTCGCGAAACGGTGTGCAAGAGCGACATAACCGTAGACTTGGAAACGGACTGTCAAGTTTGCTGACAATACGTCTGGAAGTACGCGGGTCTTGACGCCTGACTCGAACAAGTAAGAATCTGAGAACTTACCGATCAAGATTGGGCTCTGGTTTGTTGATGAGCCGTAGGTCTTTGTGATGGTTGCATCGACGTAGACAGGTACACCGTGGATTGTTCCAACGAGACCCTTTGATGCGCCCGGAGCCTTGTTCACACCGTTGGCGTTGAATGGGCCAGCAGCGGTCGGAACAATAAGCGGACGAGACTGTCCGTCAACCTGAGCTGACAACCAGTACCAAGTTGATGGGTGCATAACGATGGCCTCAACGTCCTTGTAACGGTTAGTTACAACTTGGCTGATACCAGCGGCCATGGCCTTGAGTCCACCAACAGCTGATGGTGTTGTCTCGGTCCATGTGGTTGGGATTCCGTTTGTGGTGTCGGTTCCAAGGGTGATGAAGCCCTTGAGTGTGCCTGACGTTCCGTCGCCGGTACCAACGACAGCAGCGTTGAGTTGCAACGCGTAATCTGCCATGAGGTCGCCGAAGACCATGCGATCCAAGCCGCCTGCAAGTGGAGACTGCTCGACAAGCTGAATCGAAACGTTCTCGTAACCTGAGATGGTGCGGACTGGTGCGGTTACTGTTGAGGTAACCATGTCGCGGATTGTTGTTGCAGAGTTGTCTGGGTTCTGGAATGCAGTCTTAGAACCGAGAGTAATTGCTGGGATGTTGATGCTGTCTGTACCAGCTGGCAGCGCCATGTTGGTTGTCAAGTCAGCGGTTACACGAGCAGCACGAGCGAACTCTGCGTATTCGTTGATAAGGTAGATAGGTGGTACGAAGTCTCCACCGGTACCGTTGGTCAAGCCGATGTCGCGAGATTCAACTGCGACTTCTGCTGCGTGACGGTTCAAGCGCTCCCATGATGAGGAGTCGTTGCGGAGCTGTGCGCCAATCATATCGCGAACGAATGAATTGCGGCCGTCCTTGTCGTAGGTCATAGCTTCGCGAGTTACTGTTGCGCCGCCGAAGACCTTGACGTTGTTTTCTGTGCGAGATTCCTTGATTGCAGCGGCACGCTTTTCTGTAGCTTCTACAGTTGCGATGCGCTCATCAAGAGATTCGATTTCTGAGTGCTTTTCAGCAACAGCGTCCAAGATTTCTGGAGTTGCTGCATCAGCCGCGAGGAGTGTGTCTGCCTCTGCTACTGCTGCATCACGCTGCTCCTTGAGCTTATCTGATAGAGACATTGAGTCCCTTTCTCTAGGATGTGGGTGAAGGACCGTCGGGGCTGATGCGCCGAGGGTTATGCCTTATCGCTTGTGGCGTAAGGAATACTGGTTGAACTTTGCTGCGAGCTGACGCTTGCGGATTTCAAGATCCTCGGCGTCCAGTGCTGCATCGGCGCTGCGTGGTGACAGGGTTGTTGAGTCATACGCTGGCCATGTGACGGCTGAAACCTCGAACAAGTCGAGATCCGTCAGGGTACGCAATCCGTCTTCTTTTGTCTGGCCGCCATCGGCAACCGAGAAGGCGAATGACATCTTGTTGACATCTCCACGCTCGATGGCTGATGCCAATTCTTGAGCGCGTGGGTTTTTCATGTCGAGGTCGGCTTCCATGCGAAGTCCGGTGCTGTCTTCTGACAGGCGAAGGGTTCCCGACTGGGTTGATGCCAGTGGAAGCGATTCGGTGTCGTGGTTGATAAGAAAAAAGACAGGATTGTCAGATTGCAGGGTGCGGGTGAATGCGCCGGGTGCAATCATTTCGCGGAAGTTGAGTCCGGTTGCCTCTGAGTTGAAGGTTGCGGCATAGCCAGCAATCTTGAAATTCTCATCATCCTGACCAACGGCACGAAGCTCGGTTGTCATGGTAATGCGTTCAGCGGTACGGATTGCGGCCTTGCGTTCTTCGACCATAGAAATGTCGGCGCTCCTTGGGGATTGAAGTGGCTTGATGATGGTCAAGTAATTCGCACGATGAACGTTGACCTGATCACTGGCCACCCAGCCGTTTCCTTGCTCGCGATAAACGCGGACGTGGAATGCAGGGTTGTCAGCTGTCCCCTCGATGGAGTAGCCATCGGATGATGTTGCCGTGCCGCGAGTCATAACTTTCTCGACTTTGCCGCGAGCGCGTCCCTTGCTTGTTGGCCATGAGACGTAAGTGCCTTCTCCGATGCGAGCCGCGGCTGCGCGACCCTCGAATGGCGCCTTGATGTCTTCATCGTCAAATTCTTTCGCCATAGCTAAGTAGTAATCCTCAACCTTGGATTTGATGGCATCTTGGTCGGCCTCTGGAATGTCGACTCCACCGCGAGCGCCGTTGAGAACGCCAGCGACAGCGAAGATTCCCTTGGGGACTGCCTTTAATTCTCCGTCGATAACGTCAGCGAATTGGAGCTTGTAAGAGCCGAGCTTTTCCTTGTCGGATTCGTCGACATAGAAGAATGCCTTGCCGTACTTTGCCCAATCCATGTCATCCTTGCCGCCCGCATATTCTTGAACGCGCTTGTCGGCTTCTGATGCGTCCCATGTGGTGTCGCGTGGGGCGAGGGGAAGTCCAGCAGCGCCGGTGGCAGAGCGTGGAAGCATCTTTGTAGCTGGGTCATCTGTGATTTCTTGATCCAAGATGGCGGCTGAGTTTTCTTCGCCGTCTGCTTCATCTTCATCTGGGTCAGACAATCCCATGGCCTTGATGACTGGATCCAGAGCGAGGTCGGCTGCCACGAGAAGGTGGAAGGCCTGAGCCGCTACTGGGTCGTCATTCATAATCTGTTGTAGTAAATCCTGCGCTGCATCTATTGACGCGTCAGCGGCGAGAATGCTGTGGGGTACTCCGTAAGCATCTGCTCCGTAAATTCCATCCCGGATTTCACTCATAGTTGTTGAGCCTTTCGTGAGTTGAGCAGCGCGTTCTTCCACGCTTGCCGAAATTCGGTTCGCCCATTCGCGACCGTTTTCCCCTTGCCAAGATTGACGAATCTCGATGACATCTTCGAGAGACAGTGCTGACTGAATTTTTTCGGCAGCCGCCAAGCCACGATTCTCGGTGACTTCGCTCTGGACTGACTTCGGTGCGCGGAATGTTTCAGCCATTTATTCAACCACTCCCATGATTGGCATCTGCTCGCTGCCATCGACTCCGAGGTTTGGCATTTCGCCGCCCGCGGTGATGTTGCCAGCAAGTCCCTGATTGAAGACGTCGCCGCCTTCGTATTCTTCGTATCCTTCTTGAACGCGAACCTCGTTTGGAGTCTTAGCTCCCATCGCGATATGAAGCGCGTTGACCTTGGCGCGTGAGAGCGCATCGCTGCGGAGAAGGTGTGAAGTGTCAAATACGACGTCGGTTCCCTCTGGAAATAGTCGAGACAAGCCAACTTCCAAGCGACGAAGCCACGGCATAATCGTGTGAGTCAAGAAATTCAACGATTGCTGTTCGACGTTTGCATAGGTCTGGTTATCGCCAGAAGCCATGATCAAGTGGCTAGGAATACGGAAGACGCGGGCAATATCGCGAATCAACTGCTCGCGGGTTTCAATCATCTGCTGATCAGCGGCCGAAGATGTAATTGCCTTCCACTTCAATCCATCAGATAAGACGGCAGGTAAGCGGTGACGGCGGTGGGTCTGCATGAAGGTGTCGCGGATTGTTGCGGCTTGTTCACGAGTCAACTTCTGGTCGGTTTCGATGACCGATGATGGTGTTGCGCCTTCGCCGTAGAATTGAGCGATGTGGCGATCCATAGCCATCGCGATACCGATGAGGTTACGGTTCTGAATCATCGGTGAAACGCCGACCAAGGATTGTGGTGGGGTCAACCAACGAAGGTGAAGCAAATCTTGTGAGTCGATGTCGTTGCCGAGGTGGAGATACTTACGGCCAATCTGGTCACCAGTAGGGAGAACCTGCATCTGGTAAGGGTGCAACGGAACCAAGCCGATGGAGTTGCCGGCACGGTCGCGGTCGATGTGGATGTACGCGTTGCCGTGGAGAGTCATGGAAGTCATGATCTGGTGAATGAGCTCGTAGCAATTCGACTCTGGATCAGGGTTCATCAAGATGTCGGGAAGGTCGACAGAAACGCGTTTGCCGTTTTTGATGCGATATGCGCGAAGTGGCAACGATGCAACGGTGTCAGCCAATAATGAGACGCAACCGAGGACGGCGGAGATTCCTAGCGCTGACCATTCGTCGATGCGCTCGCCTGCAGACGATGTGATGTTGGTCTGACCGTAGAGCTGAGAGAGCGGAGCGACATAGTTGTTGAATTGTGGGTAACGTCCAACAATTCCACGACGGAGAAGACTCATGCGTTACCTGCCGATGCTAGATAGGAGAGAGCGAGAAGGCCGACGCCAGCTGAAATCAAGCCAGCTCCGGTTCCAAGGAGAACTGCAATTCCGGAAACGATGAGACCGATAGCCGCGATTTCAAGGGCGGTCGTAATTAAGTCCAAATTGAGCTTCATTTCCGTTTCCTTCCAGATTCCAGAGATTAAATGCGGCGGGTAGATAGTCGCCTTGTGCGTGCCACCAGACGGCGCGTTCCAAGGCCATGACCGATGACACTGCCAAGTCGATGCGCCGAGTAGATCCGCGCTTTTCCTTGGAGAGTCGTGAGCCGCGTTGGTCGACGCGGAGTGTGGCGTTGCCTATGTGTCGGGCAAGTTTAGGGTCGCCGTTGTGGGAAAGTTGGTGATTCACGACTGCCTCATAGAAGCGTGTCGTTGCTGGTGTCATTCTCGAGGCCGTCTGTGGGAAGGTCACCACTGGCAATCCTTCGTCTTCTAAGACCTGAAATGTTCTTGCCCAACGATAAGGGTCACAAGCTATCTCAACGACCTCAAATCGCTTGCAAGCGTCTCTGATGGCGTCTTCGACTTCCAAAACCGGAACTTGCCAATCGGCGCCAGCTTCATCGGGTTTCTCCCAGACGTTCAGCGGAACGATGTGGGGAACTTCTTCGCACGTTACTGCCACGATGACAGTGCAGTCACCGTTGAACGAGCCGTCAAATCCGAGGACAACCTTGGTGCCTTCTTCGAGGTCTCCCTCGCGGTAGCACGCGTCCCATGATCCGTGGGGAAGCCAAGCGTCGGATGTTGAGGTCCAGACGTTTAGTCGTTTGGTCTTAAACTCTGCTTCTGGTGTTCTAAGTATTGCCGACGCAAAATCATCAGCAGACACAATGTCATCAAAACCGGGATTAGCAGAAGCCCACGCCTCGGCCGTCCTGAAGTCTGCATCTGGATTCGCTTCCCACCAAGCAAAATAAAAACTTGGATCCTTGATTTCTCCGCTGGCTACTCGCTTGCCGTATTCATAAAGTTGATAACAGAGCGAATCCTTGCCTGTCGGGTCGACCTTGACCCCAGCGGTGGTGATAGCCACCAATAATGGTTCACGCCGAGCACCCATCGCCAAGGACATAACGTCGAACAGCTCGCGATTAGGTTGTGCGTGTAATTCATCGAAGGCCACGAAGGTCGGCGATAAACCTTCCTTCGTGAACGCTTCAGCAGAAAGAGCCCGATAGACCGAACCGGTCTTTGGGTTGTAAATAGCGTCTCGATACACGTCGAGAATCTCAGACAATTCGGGCTGCATTTCCACCATGCGCTTGGCAGTGCCGAACACAATTTTTGCTTGTTCCTTTTCTGCAGCGCACGAGTAGGTTTCGCCACCGTTGGGACCTAGAACGAGGTGCTCCAATGCCAGTGCGGAGAGCCAAGCGGACTTTCCATTCTTTCGCGGCAATCCAATGAGTGCCGTTTTGTGTTTTAAGGTTCCGTCAGATTTCTCTGCGAATAAACCCTTGGTCAGATTCTTTTGCCATTCACGAAATATCAGCGGTTCGCCAGCGGCGCCAGCGACCGAGTCTTTCGTAATCGAGCAGAGAGCTTCTGAAAAATCTATAACGTTGTCGCCGCGACTCCTCTTGAATTCCGCGGGTGAGAGCGGCGAGATGTAGCGCGGCGGCCAACCTTGCGTCCCCTTGGTTTTTGCCATTAGCTTCGCTTCTCTCGTTTCGCCAATAGTTGATCTATGGCAGAGACGCGCTTGACTTCGGCAACGCCGAGCTTGGAGCGGCTGACTGGGTCAAACCCAAGTGAAGCGAGGGAATCCGTAAAGGCCTTATTGACCGAGACATAAGCTCGGGCGTCGACCGCCTCGAGGGTGGCCATGTATTTCGTCCGCGCCGCTGCGACAACGTCGGCGAGCTTGGCGGCGTTCTCGATGGCGTCGCAATCCGATTGTGGGGATAGCCAAGTGATTGCGGCATCCCAGACTCGGTTCCAGAGTTGCAGACCGTCGGGTCCCAGCATCGCTGGTGGCTCGGGTGTCTGGTCTGCCATCGGCAAGGTTTGGACTACTGCCAACTCGGGCAGCGGGCGTCCACCGGAGTCGCGTCCGGGTGCGCGGCCTGTGGCGCGTTTGATTTCGGCTGGCTTAGGTGGGCGTCCCATATCAAAATCCTATCCCAAATGTCCGAGTTGTGAATTTTGAGCGTGCGTGTAAATGACGGGGGCGATGGGTCATGAGGTAATTTTTAGAAAAAAAAGCGTATCGGGTGTCATTTAGTTTTATCACGCTTAGATGAGTTACAACTACGACAACAGGCAGCTAAGTTGGCCATGTCTAGCGCTAGTGTCTTGTCAACAGCTAGGGGGATGATGTGATCTACCGTGGCATCAAGCCCGGCTAATTTTTTCTGGCACTTGTAGCACGTCCACTGGTCACGATCTAAGACAATGCGTCTGACCTTCTGCCACTGCGAACCATAACCTCTGTCAGTTGTGTTTGCTTTTGGTTTCGCATTTATTCTCTGCAACATATTCGCTGCACAACTAGGACAACGACTTGCACGAGTTGGAACGCCGCAATCTAAACACGAACGCATTAGCCCCATG